GGGAGAATCTGTAGAAAGATGGACTAATGAAATTAAAGAGAAAAAAGGGATTCCTACACAGAAACTTTTTCTAAACATGAGGTATGATGATGAATAAAAAATACATATTTGATGTTGATGGAACATTAACTCCATCCAGACAAGAAATTGATCCTGATTTTGAAAAGTATATGATTGATTTCTCTAATGAGAATGATGTATATCTAGTCACAGGAAGTAATAGAGAGAAAACAATAGAACAGATTGGAGACACTTTGTTTCATACAGCAAAGAGAGTCTATAATTGTTCTGGTAGCGATGTATATGAAGGTGATCTAAATGTTTACAGAGATGAATGGGATGTACCAGAGGATGTAGAAGAATTTTTAATGGATGAATTACATCATAGTAAGTTTCCAGTAAGAACTGGAACTCATGTAGAGAAAAGACCTGGTGGAATTAATTTTAGTATATTAGGTAGAGGACAAGGTGTTGTATTAGAAGAGAGAGATGAGTATGTAAAATGGGATAGAACTCATCATGAAAGAAAAAATTTAGCAATTAAAATTAAAAATAGATTTCCTGATTTAGAAGTTCAAGTTGGTGGTCAAACTGGTTTAGATATTTCACCATTAGGAAGAAATAAAGGTCAGATATTAAGAGATTTTAGTAAAGAAGATTTCATATATTTCTATGGAGATATGATGAATGAAGGTCAAAATGATTTTCCTCTGGCAGATGCAATACGTAAAAAGGAATTAGGATTTACATATCATGTTCATAGTTTTCAACATACATGGGATATATTAAGTCTTACAAAATCCAGATAAAAAAGTGGCACACAAAGTATAGATAATAGCATACATAGGATTATAATAAGGGTATGAATACAGGATTTGATTATGACTGCACCCTTTGAGATTAAAATGACAGAGAAACAAGCATTTGATGGTTTAAAAGAAAACTATGGCACAGAGTTTACTGCTGCTGATGTCAGAGCATTTTGTGCTATGAATGACATTGCTTATGCTACTGTCACAAGAAAGATTAAGCAATACAAAGTTGGTAAGGGTAAGTGGAATCTTAAGGTAACTAAGAAGGCAGTTAAGAGTATAGAGAATTCATTTCAAGCACCTGCAGTTGAACCACAGTCAGAACATAATCTAGTTCCAGAAGTTGATAATACTTTTGTTAAGTTTGGATCTTTCAATGATGTAAAGAAAATAATCTCTTCTAAAATATTCTATCCTACTTTCATTACTGGTCTATCAGGTAATGGTAAGACATTTGGTGTAGAGCAAGCATGTGCACAGTTGAATAGAGAACTTATTAGAGTAAACATTACTATTGAAACAGATGAAGATGATCTCATTGGTGGGTTCCGCCTTGTTAATGGTGCCACAGTATGGCACAATGGACCAGTTATTGAAGCTCTCAACAGAGGAGCTATCTTGCTCCTTGATGAGATTGACCTTGCCAGTAACAAAATCCTCTGCCTCCAGTCAATATTGGAAGGTAAAGGAGTTTTCCTTAAGAAAATTGGTAAGTTCATCAAACCAGCAACAGGATTCAACATCATTGCAACAGCAAACACTAAAGGTAAGGGTTCAGAAGATGGACGTTTCATTGGAACTAACGTGCTTAATGAAGCCTTCCTTGAAAGATTCCCAGTAACCTTTGAGCAGAGTTATCCTTCACCATCTATTGAGAACAAGATACTAACAGCAGTTGCCAAGAATCTTGGTGTTAAGGATGCTGACTTCTGTAAGAGACTTGTTGACTGGGGTGACATCATTCGTAAGACATTCTATGATGGTGGTGTTGAAGATATCATCAGTACAAGAAGATTGGTTCACATAATCAATGCTTACTCTATATTCAAGAACAAAGCAAAAGCAATTCAAGTTTGTGTAAACAGATTTGATGATGAAACAAAGCAGTCATTCCTAGAGTTGTATGACAAAGTTGATGCTGACTTTGAATTACCAGTTGACTCAGAAACAGATTCTTGATATACTGATATGGTACAAAGAATATTATGTCTAAAGATTTAGATTGGATTGAAAGGAGTGGTGGTTTTGAGTGGACTCCTGGTTCACCTTGGCCACCAGAGGTTGAACACTCTGATTATTATTATGATTATACTAGAAATGATCCAGACAGAGAAAACCCATTCACTGATCCAGAGGACAGAGAGAGGGCATTCAAAGTGACAGGACAAACACCTTGGATATATGAATCACCTGATGGTGGTAAAACTGTAACAAGGAGAAAACCACATTCTTTAGAAAAAGAAGTCATTCAACAACCAAATGATACTTTGAAATATCAGGAGGATAAGACTCTAAAGGATCTTACAGAATATGTTAATACAACATATGGAGGACATTATACATCTGATCAAGGAGATAATGTTCAAACACTTGATATCATAGAATCTGTTGGTGATGCAAAATCATTTTGTAGATCTAATGCAATCAAATATTTGACTAGGTATGATAAGAAGGGACAGGCAAAACGTGATATACTAAAAGCAGCACACTATTGTTTATTACTTTACTATTTTGATGGGCACACAAACACTAACTGATATGAAATTATCTGACAAAACAATTAAGTTATTAAAAAACTTTTCATCTATAAATCAATCTATCCTTTTTAAAGAAGGTAGTAAGTTGCGTACAATAAGTGTTATGAAAAACATTTTAGCAGAAGCAACTGTAGATGAAGAGTTTCCAAAAGATTTTGGAATATATGATTTAGTTCAATTTCTAAATGGTTTAGATTTGCATGAAACACCTGAGTTAGACTTTACTAGAGATGAGCATGTAGTTATCAAAGAAGGTAAGATGAGATCTAAGTATTTCTTTGCTGATCCATCAGTGATTATATCACCACCAGAAAAACCATTATCTCTTCCTACAGAGGATGTATGTTTTGTTCTTAAAAGTCAACAGTTAGAGAAACTAAAGAAAGCATCTTATGTTTATGCTTTACCTGATATCTCTGCTATTGGAGAGAATGGTGTTGTTAAACTAGTTGCAAGAGATAAGAAGAATGATACATCAAATGATTTTTCAATTGTTGTTGGTGACACAGATAAAGAATTTGTATTCAACTTTAAAGAAGAAAATCTAAAGATTATACCAGGCACATATAATGTTGTAGTCTCATCAAAACTTTTATCTAAGTTTACAAGTGAAGACTATGATCTAACTTACTACATAGCATTAGAACCTGATTCCACATTTGGATAATGAAACTGTTACTAGCATCACTTATAGCACTAACTCCTATCTCAGCAAGTGCTGATGATATCATTAGATGGCAAACAACAAGTCAAACCTGTTGGAGAAGTGTATATAGAGAAGAATATGTACCTGGTACAAGGAAAAATCCTGGCTATGTAACATCATGGGAGGAGGATATTCAAGTTCCTTGTGAGAAGAGAAAGACAACAACTATACAACAAGATGTTAATGATTGTACAGATGGAAAAGTTGCTGGTGCAATATTAGGTGGTGGTGCTGGTGCAGCATTATCAAGAGATGATGGTAGATGGTGGGCAATCCCATTAGGTGTAGTTGTTGGTAGTAAAATTGGATGTGATGCTGCTGGAGGTTAATGATGAATAATATAGGATTAGAAATTGTTTTTTGGGTAACACTCTCCCTTTATGTTCTTACTAGAATGGGTGTGTTCAAAAAGAAATCTAGAAAATCTTTTAGGAGAAAAAAGAAATGAAAACTAGATGGACTGTTAATGGAAATGATTACAATCCTGATTTGCATAAGAAACCTACTGATAATTTAGAGACACTTATGAAAGAACTTACTAAGACATTGGAAGAGACAAGTTCAGAAAACAAAGAAACAGTAGCATATCTTCTAGGTTGTAGGGATATTGTTGATTATCTGGCAACAGGAAAATTGCCAAGTGAAAAGAATCATAATCCTTTAAAAATAAATCCTGCATTACAATTTAAAGAAAAGGTAAATTTTATTCCAAGATACTTATGAAACTTACACAAGAAATGATTGATGAGATTCAAAAACTTATGAATCATACTAAGAAAGATGGCACAATGAATTGGATTGATGGTGAGGAAATACAAATTAATTTAGCAGGTACATTTGCTGCTGATAGATTTATTGTAATTAAAAATGAATCTAAAAAACCTTGGGAACCATCTATTAATAGCACAAAACATCCTGATTATGATCCTAAGTTTGCAGAGGAGTTTTATGAGAAGTGGCCTATACTAAAACAACAACCTAATGCAAAAAAATGAAACATATATTATTTGATTTGAAAGATTGTCTCTTTGATAATCTTTTAGATAATGAAGAATATATTCAAGAGAGTTTGCAAAAAGCATCAGAAGTATGTGGTTCAAAAGT